ATCTTTATTATCCCAGAATAAATCAAAGTCGGTTCCGACATTCAATTCAAGTGTGTGACCAGTATCTTTATCTGATATAACTTTACCAGTTCTTAGATAGGCACTAATTCGTTCTTTAAGTCCTTGGAAGTGTTGACCAAATATACCACTATCACTATCTAGGTAATCTTTTAGGTTATCATAGAATTTTCTATAATCATGGAATGTTGATATGTAATGAGAAAATCCATTAATATGGAACATGATAACAACCCAAGCAAATAGATATGATTCAATTATATCATCAGTTGTCATTGTATTAGTTTCATTTACTATCTCAATAACTTCTTTAATTGGATAATCCTCACTATCATGCTTAGTAAATGAGACATAATCTTCAGCATTTACAACTTTTATACCATGCTTTTCTCTATTCATATTCATTTCAGTTTGACCGAATAGTTGACACAACCATACATCAAGACTGTCTTGACCAGTCTCCATAAGTAGACACATTCCATCCTTCCAAGAATCAACAGTCTCTTCTGGAAGACCTAGAATCATTTCTGTATATACGTTTAAGTTCCTCTTCCTTGCTTTATCAACAACGTCAGATATTCTATTAACATCCATATTCTTTCTTTTTATTGCCTTTAAGACTGGTTGACTCATACTTTGAACACTCATAGTCACACCTCGTCTATCATAAGATCCTAGTGTTTCAGTTATATCAAGAACAACATCCGTCTTATTTTTAGTATATTGTACTGTTAAGTCATCAACTATTGCATCTGGATGATCTGCTGCCTCTCTTAACCATTTTGCAATTTGTAGATCTCTATCTCGGAATATACCAAAGTTGGCATCTGCCATCATCAAGAATCCTATCTTATGAGTAGACATCCACATGATATCCTTTTTGACAACATCCATATCAAATTTTTGAATTAGATCCATCCATGTACCCCAGTCACAAAAGGTACAGTGGTGAGGACATCCTCTAGTGGATTCAACTAATGTTGCCCATTGGTATTCTGGGTTATCATCTATTATTTTATCCATCACACCGTTAGTGTAAGGACTTACATAGGCAAGTTCTTTTGGTTGTTCTCTCTCATAAACTGGTATCAAATTACATGCATTTTTAATTCTACTTAAAACATCTGCAAATGCAATCTCACCATATCCTAGTAGAACAGTATCAATAAAATCCTTCTCTATTAAATGTCTTTGTGCTTGTGGACCTCCAAATTCTATAACACAATCTGGATACTTCTCTTTAATTAATTTTGCAAGATGTAGGTTATATTGCTCATTCCAAACATAGCAACTGAATCCACATAATACTGGATCTTCAATTCTCTCTAATACTTTTTCTGGATATTCTCTTCTAAAAAATATCTCACCTAACTCAAATCCATCAACCTGTTGGTTAGCATAACTCCAAATGCATGCAGCAGAATATGGTAGCCAATATTGTTTTTTCCCTTTAATAACTACTGTACTCTGAGGTTGAAATAGGTAAACCTTCGCCGTCATATGTATTTCAATATCCCTTCTTGGTATTTATTGCTAAATAGTTTAGCAAATTACTTGATAAAAGACAATGGATGAATTATTAGATATGGTTGTAAATGACGCATCCGCATCAGATATCACCGACAAAATTAAAGACATTTTATATACAAAATCCTCTGATAGGATTGATGGAATGAAGCCAACTGTACATGATTCGGCATTCGCTCCAGAAGCAGAAGAAGCACCTGAATCAGAAGAATAGTATAAATATATAATAAAGTGTTTTTTTGGTCAAATGAAACTCATAAGAGAAGAGATTGAAAAGGTTGAAATGGTCACCGAAACTGTCGGTGGTAAAAAGAATCTTTTCATTAAAGGTGTCTTCCTCCAGAGTGAAATGGTAAACCGTAATGGTCGGTTATATCCCATGAAGATTATGGAGAAAGAGGTTGGTAGATATACCAAGGATTATGTCGCTAAAGGACGTGCTCTTGGTGAATTGGGTCATCCTGATGGTCCTACTGTAAACCTCGATAGAGTCTCACATAAAATTACAGACCTAAAACAAGAAGGAAATAACTTCGTTGGTAAGGCACAGATTTTATCTACCCCTATGGGTAAGATAACTGAGTCTCTTTTAAAGGACGGTGTAACTCTTGGAGTATCTTCTAGAGGTATTGGTTCTTTAAGGGATTCCCCTAAAGGATACAAGGAAGTTGGTGAAGATTTCATGTTAGCAACTGCTGCTGACATCGTTGCTGATCCATCTGCCCCTGACGCTTTTGTTCAGGGTATTATGGAAGGTAAAGAGTGGTATTGGGATAATGGTGCTCTACTTGAAAGAGCAGCAGTAGAGACACGTAACAAAATTGAACGTGCGGTAGTCTCTAGGAACCTTGAGGAGAAGAAACTTGGATTATTCCAAGACTTCCTTAATACATTATAGTAATATAACTTAAATAACCAAATTTATAAATAAATATAGATTTCTACACAGCAAATCGGAGAAACTTCAAATGTCTAGTGACAAAAATTTACAGGAAATGGAAGCGGGCACTAAGCAATCCAACACTGCCGTGAATGCGAAAGCAGGAGCAGGGGATGCAATGCCCAAGTTAACAACAGGTGGAACACCTCAAACTTGGGAAGATCTTGGTGGACCAGATCCTACAAACTACAAACCAGATGACAATTCAGCTGCGCTGAAAACTCCTGGTTCTACCCTTAAGCAAGTTAAGGACGTAGTTACTAACCGTAAGGGTAAGAAGGACGGCGCATCAGGTGATGATGTTGGCGTTGGTAAGAAACTCGCAAACGTACCTGAGGAAGAAGAAGTGAAACTCGAAGCTGATCAGGAAGTTGTCGCTGAAGACGAAGTAGCAACTGATGAAGTTGTTGCTGAAGAGGAGACTACTGAAGAGGAAGTCGTTGCTGAAGAAGAAGCAACTGAAGCAGAAGAGACTGCTGAAGTCGTTGCTGAAGAAGAAGCAGTAGAAGAAGAAGTAATTGACGTTGAAGAAGACGTTAAGGCACTTCTAGATGGAGAAGAACTCAGCGAAGAGTTCCAATCAAAAGCACGTACAATCTTTGAAGCTGCACTAAGGTCTAAAGTTGCCGAAGTTAAAGAAGCAGTTACTAAGCAGTACGAAGAGTCTTACGAGTCTAAACTCGTAGAAGAGGTAGACGCAATTCGTGGTTCTATTACAGAGCGAATTGATTCATACCTAGAATATGTTGCAGAAGAATGGGTCACTGAAAACCAGCTCGCAATCGAGTCTGGACTCAAGGCAGAGATGACCGAATCATTCCTCAGTGGCATGAAGAGTCTTTTTGAAGAACATTATGTATCAATCCCTGAAGACAAATATGATGTCCTTGAGAATATGGTAGACAAACTTGATGACATGGAGACCAAGCTCAACGAACAGATCGAGAAGAACATCACATTGAATAAGAGACTCGCTGAGTCTGTTGCTCAAGAGATATTCTCCGAAGTATCTGAAGGTTTAGCACTATCTCAAAAAGAGAAGCTCGCTTCCTTAGCAGAGAGTGTGGAGTTTGAAAGTGATGACGAATATCGTGAGAAACTGGAGACATTGAAGGAATCTTATTATCCTTCAAAGGGAAGTTCTCCAAATAAAGCAAAATCAGAAACCCTATCTGAAGGGGTTGACGTTGCTGATGAGTATAACTCTCAGTCAATGAATGCTTACCTTAAGACACTTTCTGGATTAGCTAAAAAGTGAATTTAAGATTATTTAATTTCAAAACTCAAAAACACATTTAAGGAACAAGCGATGTTTCAATCAGAAGCACTGCAAGAGAAGTGGGGACCAGTCCTCGATTATGATGGTCTAGATAAAATCGAAGATTCTCATAAGAGAGCTGTTACCGCAGTCTTGCTAGAAAACCAAGAACAATTTTTAAGAGAGCAATCAGCATTCTCAACTGGAATGTTGACCGAAACACCAACAAACGCAGGTAATGCTGCTGGTGCTGGTGGTGCATTCGGAGCCGATGCCGCTGCAGCAGGTCCTGTTGCTGGTTTCGACCCTGTTCTAATCAGTCTTATACGTCGTGCTATGCCTAACTTGGTGGCATACGATTTAGCTGGCGTACAACCAATGAGTGGTCCTACTGGACTTATCTTCGCAATGCGTTCACGCTATACCAACCAAAGCGGAACTGAGACATTCTACAACGAAGTTGATACTGCATTCTCTGGTCAGGACGATGGTCTTGATGAGGCAAGCGGATTCTCTGACGGCGTTGCAGGTATGGGTACAACCTCACAAGCAGGTTCAAACCCAGGTCTTCTTAACCCTGTTGGTACTGCAGTCTCTACTGGCTACAATGTAGGTCAGGGTATGAAGACTGGAGACGCTGAGAACCTTGGAAATGGAACTGGTAACCAGTTCAACGAAATGGCATTCAGCATCGAGAAAGTTCTCGTTGAAGCCAAGTCTCGTGCCCTAAAGGCTGAGTACTCACTAGAGCTAGCTCAAGACCTCAAGGCGATCCACGGATTGAACGCTGAAGCAGAACTTGCTAACATCCTAAGTACAGAGATCCTTGCGGAAATTAACCGTGAAGTTATCCGTACTATCTACAAGGTTGCCGAGCAAGGTGCTGCTGCTAACACTGCTACCGCTGGTGTCTTCGACTTAGACATCGACAGTAATGGTCGTTGGTCCGTTGAGAAGTTTAAAGGTCTCTTATTCCAGATCGAGCGTGATGCTAACGCAATCGCACAAAGAACTCGTCGTGGAAAG